TTATCGAGATCTTCAGGCGCTTTGCGGATGAGACGACATCACTGCCGTCGTACACTCACGGCGAGCAAACGAAGAGCCTGAACAAGACGGCGACAGGCATCTCAATGCTGATGGGGGCGGCTAACGTAGCGCTCAAAAGCACCATCAAAAACATTGACGATTTCCTTATACGCCCTATGATTGAATCATTGTTCCACTTCAATATGGAGTTCGGAACGAATGAGCGAGCGAAGGGCGACCTCAAGGTCGTAGCTCGCGGTAGCACCGCACTTGTGCAGAAAGAAGTGCAGAGCCAGAGACTTCTTCAATTCCTCTCTCTGGTTTCAAATCCCATGGACTCTCAGCTAGTAGATCGAGGCAAGCTCCTGCGTGACATCGCGCAGAGCATGGACATCGATCCTGCTGACGTTATCAAGTCTGAGGAACAGCTAATTGCCGAGCAACAAGCGTTATTACAGCAACAGCAAATGCTCGCCGCGTCAGGCGCGGGCGATCAAGGTTTTAGCCCTGACGGAGGAATGGCCCCTCCTAATGGAGTTGCTGGCGGGGCGATTGGCTGACGCTCAGACCAAATTAGAGTCTGCGGATAAAAACGATTTTAGGTTCGAGCAGGGTCGCGTGGCTGAGCTGCGTGACGTGCTTGAGCTAGAACAAGCCGCTGAAGCGGTTATCGAAGCAGAGCGGTCGTTGAAGATACGACCCCCAAGCATCGACTGACGGACACCCTTAATAGGAACCGGAAGATGAAAGTAGATCCAGCAAAACTTGAAGCGGAAGCACAGGAGTTAATGGCCCAACTGAAAGGTGAAGTTCCGGCCCCTCAAGAAGAGGAAACGCCAGAGGAAGTTCAGCAGGAGGTTGAGGCAGAGGCACCCGAAGAGCCAACGGATACTGCCGGAGAACCTGTCGAGGCTCCCGTCGAAGACGAACGCGGCGAATTGTCTGAGACGGAGTTAGCCCTGAAAAAGGCTGACGAACGCTACAAGAATGCGCAAAGGAAGATGACTCAGGCAACAACTGAGGCTAAAGAGCTGCGACGTTTGCACGAGCAGACAATGGCTGAGTTGAGCAACCTGAAGCGTCAGCTTGCAGAGAAAGACGTCGATCTGGAGAAGTTGAAGCAGGTCAGGGAAGAGTACCCAGACTTAGCGGCACCAATTCTGGATCAGATGGAAAGGACGCAAGCACAAGTTGCCGAAACCAATGCCGAGCTTGAACAACTCCGGCAGATGAGAGATCAAGAGGCTCACGCCAAAGCGCAAGAGCAGCACATGACTCTCATTAGGGAAGCTCACCCTGACCTCGACAACATCGTTGAGTCAGGAGACTGGGCTGACTGGCTGGAGGTACAGAACGACGAGATGCATCGCTACGCTGAGAGAGGCTCAGTGCCTGAAGTGATCTATCTGTTGAACAAGTTCAAGAGCGATATGGGATTCGGACAACCGACGCCGCAAGAGAAGGCGCTCGATAAGGCGAAAGCTGTGGCAGAGCCAAAGCTCCCGAAATCGAGAAAGCCTGATACTGGTGCCGGACAAAAAATCTGGTCTCGGGCGGAAATCAATGCGATGTCGCTGAAAGATTTTGAAGCGAACCAAGAAGCAGTGATGGAAGCGTGGAGGCAAGACCGAATCCGGCGTTAATACAACTCTTGCATAGAGGTATTTAACGATGGCTATTGGTGCATCTGGCTCTGGCGCGGCGTTTACTTACGCTGCCAATCAGGGCGGCTTCATCCCAGAAGTCTTTTCAAAACTGTTGCAGGCTAAGTTCTACAGCTCGTCTGTACTTCCTGCTATTTCTAACACCGACTACGAAGGCGAGATCTCTGGTCAGGGCGACAAGGTACACATTCGTACCGTGCCCGCAGTAAGCATTGCCGACTACACTGGTACTGTCAGCTACGCTGATTTGACCACCAGCACGGTCGAGCTGCTTATCGATCAGGCTAAGAGCTATGCGTTCAAGATCGACGACGTTCTGTCTGCACAGGGCGACATCGATATGCTGGCAGAGGCTTCCAAGGATGCCGCTGAGCAAATGCGTATCGCAGTCGAGACTGACGTTCTGGCTAACGTCGTAACTGGCGCAACCACTATCGGTGCTCAGACTACGATCACGTCTAGCAACATTCTCGCTAGCATCCTTGACATTGCTAAGGAGCTGGACGAGTTGAACATCCCTGAAGAGGGTCGCTTCATCGTTCTGCCTCCCAGCATGATCTCTCTGCTCAAGCAGAGCGAGCTGCGTCAAGCGTACTTGACTGGTGATGCGACTTCGCCTCTCCGTAACGGTCAGGTGGGTACGGTAGACCGCTTTAAGGTTTTCCAGAGCAACCTGCTCTACACCCCATCTACAGGTACTGATGCTACCTACACCCACGTCCTCGCGGGTCACCCCAAGGCAATCACGTTCGCCTCTCAGTTCACCAACACTGAGACCGTTCGCCTTGAGAGCACCTTCGGCGACGGCGTTCGTGGTCTGAAAGTTTACGGTCGCAAGGTCGTAACTCCTGACTGCCTCGCTGTAGGTAAGTGGAAGGTCTAAGGACTGACGGGGGAGGGTTTCCTCCCCCTTTTCTTCTTACTGGAGATTAGCGTGGAAGAAGCACGAACCGAGAAGGACGACCTGTACATCGAAGCTAAAGAGAAATTCGACGTCACTCTTGACCGTCGCATGACTCTTGATGCGATGCAGGATCAGGTAAATCGGCTCCGAAAAAACGGCAAGGAGCCTGAGAAAGTTTTGCCGAAACGAATTCCTAAAACTCTTCGCAACATTGTCACTGGAGTCGAGTGGCCGTACAGCGAAGGCTTTGCAAACAATCCAGACCTCGAAGTGATCGAGTGGGAGCCTGTAGATGGCAACGACTAAGGTAGCAACTTTAATAGATACAGCAGGGATAATCCTTCAGGACACGTCCCAAGTTCGCTTTCCTCAAGCGGAGTTGCTGACGTTTCTAAACGACGGGCAAAGAGAGATCGTCCTGCACAGACCGGATGCAAAGACGGTAAATGGAACTATGACGTGCGTTGCTGGTAGCAAGCAGTCAATTCCAACTACCGGCCTTCGCCTGATTGATGTCGTTCGCAACGATGGCGGTCGTGCGATCACTCAGATTGATCGCAAGATCTTGGATGAAACTCTGCCGGACTGGCACAACACTGCGGCGGACGCCACTAAGAAGGTCGAGCATTTTGTTTACGATCCGGCTGACCCAAAGAACTTCTACGTTTATCCGAATGCTACTACCAGCATGGATATTGAGATCATTTACAGCACAGCACCAGCAGACCTGACCTACTCGGCCACTCAAGTTATTAGCTTGGATGACATTTATGCGAATGCGATATTGGACTATATGCTGTACCGCGCATACCAGAAAGACAGCGAGTACGCAGGAAATGCCGAGCGCTCGATGATGCACTATCAGTCATTTGCTAATGGCTTAGGCATCAAAACACGCGCTGACGCTGCAACAGATCCCAGACCCAACAATCCTGATCGAAACGAACAAAGGGCGTAATAGTGCGCTATCTGGAGATTGCGGAGTACGTCAGGCCAGAGGCTCATGGAGCGCCTGACTTTTTGATTGAGCGAGCGCTTCGAGAGTCAGCGGTAGAGTTCTGCGTCAAAACAGATATCTATCGACCCGACCCTGAAGACTTTCTCGTAATCCCCAACATTACAGAGTACGAAGTCACGATCCCTACAGGGACAGAACTGAATCACATAATTGATATTTATCGAAACAGACAGACTCTCTCGCCGGTTTCATACACGCGCCTATTAGAGGTAACTGGTGACGGAACCCAGAAAGCAAAGCCAAGGTATTACTCACAGAGAGATAACACAGTTTTCTATCTTAGCCCGACGCCTTCTGAGCGAGAAACGCTCAAGGTTCTGTATTCAGTAAAGCCGTCTCCGTCATCGACCAGCATTCCCGACACGATTGGGGAGGAATACAAAGAGCCGCTTGTTCACGGCGCGATATACCGCCTGCAAATGATGGTTAGTCAGCCATGGTCAAACATGGGTGCTGCTCAATCAAACAAAGCGCTGTTCGACCAGCGGGTAGGGCAGGTGACTCGCGAAGTGAAATACGGATACAGCGGCGGATCCCTAACTGTTAAATCGAGGGCGTTTATCTAATGGCGTACTCCGACACTCTAGAGTTGGTTCAGGGCGACACGCTTCCGCGTGTTGTGATCACCCTCAAGGACGCATCTGAGGCGGCAACCGGCCAGACGCTAGACCCAGAAGACTCTTCTACGTGGGCACCCATTGACCTCAATGGCGCAACTGTGCGCTTGCGGATCAGGGAGATCGGCGCGTCCACAGTCAAAGCGACACTCACCATGACGGTGACTGATGCTGAAAACGGCATAGCGAGCACTGACTTTCCGACCGGAACTCTTGATACGGCAGGTGTTTTTGAGGCTGAGATCGAGGCTACGTTTCAGGGCGGAGAAATTCAGACCGTCAACGATCTGCTGAAGCTTAAAGTGAGAGAAGCCTTCGGATGATTCGAGCGAGCATACAACGTGCTTTGCTCAAGGCCATGGCGGCTCAAGGCAAGCTATCCGTATCTGATGTTGAGGTCAGCAATCTAGTTGCGACCAACGTGCATCTGGATTCTGGTTCGCTACTTGTTGGCCTTATTAGGGCCTTCTTTGAAAGCCCTGAGTTTGATGACGCTATTGCATTTGCCGTAGAAAAAGCCATCGCAGACTCGGCAGGCAGTTCCGATCTTTATGCCGCGCACCTGTTCAAGAACGTGTCCGATGTGGTTTCGATGGGGACCGTTTCCGACTCAATCAGCACTGAGTTCGGCAAAGGCCTTTCAGAAGCGCCAAGCATTTCTGAGGCTCTGACTTACGATGCCTCTAAGGCGCTGTCAGATGCAGGTTCTTTGTCAGATGTTCCTGCAAAGGCTGTTAGCCGACCTGTATCAGACACGTTCACCAGCTCTGACGCTCACGTAACTACTTTCGGGAAGAACCCGAGCGAAACACCAGCTATTACGGACGCGCAAGTATTTACGGTAGGCAAGGGTTTGTCAGATGCCGCAGGTATTAGTGAAACTTTTGTTAGGGCTATTGCTTACAACCGATCATTCTCTGACTCGGTATCGGTCAGCGACATCATCTCGAATACGATGATTGATGGCCTCGACCGTGAGCAGCAAAACACGGCGGGCGTCACGGACGTAGCCGCTTTGGGTTACAGCAAGCACCTGTCAGAGACTTCGTCTGCGACAGATGTGTATGTTTCTTCGTTTAGCAAGCCTGTCAGCGAAGCGCCTTCTGTATCAGAGCAAATAGGAAAGTCGGTTGATACATCGAAGTCAGACAGCGCTGGCATCACGGATAGCCCGCTGTTTGAGTTTGGCAAGGGCTTTAGCGAGCAGCCTAGCGTTTCAGAGAACGCCGCGCTGGCCCTGTTTCTTGTTAAGACGGAAACGCCTTCAGTCACCGACACGTTTGCTAAGTCTATTTCTAAAGTCATTGCCGACACTGCTGACATTTCGGATGCGTTCGCTCTTGTTGAAGACAACATTCTCAGCCCAAGCAACACAGCTAATGCATCTGATAGCGCCGCTATTTCAGTCGGTGCTAGCAAGTCAAACACCTTCGATGCAGCCGACGCTTACGCTGCTGCGTTTTCAAAGAATCTAGAAGACCCCGCTAATTGCTCCGACACGGGCGTTCTTCTGGCTCAGGGCTACGTCAGTAGCACTGACTATTTCAGCGACGACTTTGTCGGAGTCAAACGAACCTTAACCTAAAGGATATAAGCCATGATCATCGATGGACTGAAAGCGAAGGGAACACTGGACATTGTAGTTCGTGGCCCTGACGGAAATATCAAAGACGAGAAGAAGGTTGAAAACCTGATCGTCGATACTGGACTGGACTACATTGCATCTCGCATGAGCGGTACGAGCGAGAACGTAATGAGCCACATGGCAGTGGGCACTGGCTCTACTGCTGCGGCGGCTGGCGATACCACTCTTGGTACTGAGCTGGACCGCAACGCCCTGACCAGCACCACGGTTACAGATAATGCAATCGCTTATGTCTGTAGCTGGAGCGCAGGTGACGGAACTGGTTCATTGACCGAAGCCGGTATCTTCAATGCCTCTTCAGGAGGAACCATGCTCTGCCGCACGGTCTTCGGAACTGTGACCAAGGCCGCTGACGACAGCATGACCATTACGTGGACTATAACGGTCTCAGCTTCCTAATATAGGAAACCACGATGGCAACCATTGTCACTCGTAGTGGAAAGGGTTCACCTCTGACTAACACAGAGGTGGACTCTAATTTCACTAACCTGAATACAGACAAGATCGAGGACGCTCCATCTGACGGAACTACCTATGCCCGTCAGTCTGGTGCGTGGGCGGCGGTCACTGCTGCTGCTGCCACGATTACAACGTCCAGCACAGCACCGTCATCTCCATCTGATGGAGACGTTTGGTATTCAGAAAGTAATGGTGTCACGTATGTGTATTACGACGACGGAACGTCTTCGCAATGGGTGGCTACTGGCGCACCAGTAAGCAGTCCAAAAGGCGCGTCTTCTTTAGCAGAATTGTCTGATGTCACCCTAAGCAATTTAGCAACGGGCGATTTTTTGGAGTACAACGGTAGTGCTTGGGTAAACCAACAGCCAAGATTTGCTCAATTCGCAGGTTCTGCTAGATCGGCTTCGGGAAGCACGACTAATACCTACGCTACATCGTTCACGGAATCTTACAACAGCGGTAGCTGGGTAACCGATTCATCTGGGGTATTTAGCTTTTCTGAGACGGGGAAGTGGGTAGTCCGATTAAGCTCTACGCTTTATTTCTCTTCCAGCTCTAATAACACCCTCTACAGCAGAATAGAGAAAAGCACCAACAGCGGATCAAGTTTTTCTACTGTAACTGCGACCGGCTTGACAGCAATTCGTTATAGCTCCACCGGAACCCAGACGAACGATGAGTTTTATGTATTTGACGTAACAAATACCAGCACCAATAGATTGAGAATCGGCGTCGGCTGGCAGTATTCAAATAGCAGTTCAACCATAACTCCGTTAGTAACATTTGAGAAGCCTTTTGGATTATGACAACAATCGTTACAACTGCCAGTAAAAGTGCGCCGCTGTCTGTTGTAGAGATGGACGCAAACTTCTCTAACTTGAATGCAGATAAGTTAGAAGACGCGCCCTCAGATGGTACGCAGTACATAAGAGAGAACGGATCTTGGGCTAATTTAGTCGCCGATTCATTTGTAGAGACTTCGTCTACAAAGCCCTCAAACCCTATCGACGGCCAGCCTTGGTTTTCAGAAAGCAATGGAGTGACTTATGTTTATGATAGCACTGCTGGCGCTTGGGTGGCACTCGGGGGTACGGGACGAGGCGGCGCTTCGACTTTATTAGCTGGAATGCCTTCTCTCGCCTCCAATGCAGGGACTTACTCCTCAAGGCTCACATACAACGCTAATGAGTGGGACGATGATTCTGCTGAAGCAGAATACGAAACCTACTCAAGCTCCGCACCTTCCCCAAGTGACGTGGCGCAAGGTGATTCAACATATACGCAATACAACGGCGGCACTGACATATATTTTGCTAACAAGGTGCTAGGTAGTGGCGTTTGGATGGTTTTTTGTCAAATTTTTCTAGCTGGCTACCGTTTGTCATTTTATCCAGACGGCTTATCGACCGGCCAGAGTAGTTACTGTTCAGCGGAATACAGAATTGGCAGCACTTTGCAGAAGCCTGTGTCTTTTGAGAACAGTAATTACAGTGTGGTTCATACAGTATCTTCTAGCAGCAATTCCCTGCCATCCTCGGGCAGTTTTGCAAACCTATATACGACTAGCCAACCCCACTGGAAAAAATCCACGTTCATAAATATTGTCAACGGCGGGTCTACGCTTCGATTTTCAAAAACCAGCTTTCGTCAATGTGCCCCAGAAATGCAAGTGTTTCTCGCATTGAAGCCGATAAGGTGAATTAATAATGAACTTCCCAGACAATCCATCAGGCGGAGATCTTTTCAACGGATTCATCTACAACGCCACACTTGGTGTGTGGGACGTTGCCACGTCTGACGGGTACTTCGCGGTCACTGCTAGTGGCTCAAGCGCTTACGTCTTCAACGGATTCGGCACCGATAGCGACAGTAACCCGACGCTTTACCTGCATAGAGGCAAGACTTACGAGTTTGCCGTAGATGCTACAGGTCATCCGTTTTACATCAACTCCACATCTGGAACCGGCACCGGCAACGCCTACTCTGATGGTGTTACCAACAATGGAGCGGCAACCGGAACCATTAAGTTTGTTGTGCCACAGGACGCGCCATCCAAGCTCTACTACAACTGTCAGTATCACGGCTCTATGGCAGGGGAAATTATCATCCCCAGAGCCGCGCAGATTGATGATCTCAGTGATGTAGATACATCAACGACAGCGCCGACTGATGGGCAGGTATTAACTTGGGACAATGCAAACAGTCAGTGGGAGCCAGCTACAGCGAGTGGCGGCATTGCGTTGACCGACCTCTCTGTTACCACTAATACCGCAGGCACAGCGGCACTTTCATACAGCAACAGCACAGGGGTATTCAGCTATACGCCCCCAGACCTATCTAGCTATATAACTAGCTACACGGTTACCCAAAGCGACGTAACGACTCACCAAGCCGCCCTTTCGATCACTGAATCTCAGATTAGCGATCTTGGAACATATCTGACCGGCATTACCAACGAGAGCATCGGAGATTTATCTGACGTAAACAGCTCTATTACTGGATCGGGTAATCACGTTCTTGGGTGGGACGCTACGAATAGCCGGTGGGACGCGCAAGTTGGCATAACGCCTAACAATGTAAACAGCTATGTAGACTTTCACCTAAACCAAAGTTCGGCAGCAACGAACGAAGTCCTTAGCTGGAATGGCTCAGACTATGACTGGGTAGCGCAATCTGGCGGCATCGCCTTAACTGATATCTCTGTCACAACTAATGCGGCAGGCACGGCGGCGCTGAGCTACAACAATACGACTGGTACATTTAGTTACACCCCGCCAGACCTGTCTAGCTACCTTACCGGCATTTCAAGTCAAAGCATCGGAGACTTATCCGACGTAAATAGCTCCATCACGGGAGCAACTAACTATGTGCTCGGGTGGGATCCTACGAACAGCCGTTGGGATGCCCGCAATATAGGCGCTTACATACATGATCAAGTTGACAATCATTTAAATATCATCACCGCAAGCCAAAATAAAGTTCTTACTTGGACTGGCACGGATTACGCTTGGAGTTCCACCCTTTTTGATCACTCTGTTACGACCACCAGCGCGGGAACGGCGGCGCTTACATACAGTAACACCACAGGGGTGTTCACCTTTACGCCTCCAGACTTATCCAGTTACCTAACAAGCGTAGCGCTAGACGACGTTTCAGACGTAACGATTACATCAGCGTCTAATGGACAGGTACTGAAATACAACGGTACTGCATGGGTGAACGCCGCTGACGCTGGTGGCATAGCACTAACGGATCTGTCTGTTACGACTAATGCCGCTGGTACTGCGGCTCTTAGCTATAACAACTCTACAGGCGCGTTTAGCTACACGCCGCCAGATTTATCTAGCTACTTAACAGGCATTACCGGACAAAGCATCGAAGATTTGTCTGATGTAAACACTATGACCCCGACAGACGGGCAAGTGCTTACGTGGGATAACGCAAATAGTCGCTGGGATGCGGCCTCGCCATCAGGCGGCAGTTATAACGACGCCAGTGTAGATGCTCACCTTAACACCAGCACGGCGGCAACAAACGAAGTATTAAGCTGGAACGGCACAGATTACGATTGGGTCGCACAGTCGGGTGGTGGCGGTGCGTCTGTAACTACCGCAGATACAGCACCAAGCTCCCCGTCCGATGGCGACCTTTGGTACGACACAACCACTCTGCGGCTCTATGTTTATTACAACGACGGTTCTTCGTCGCAGTGGGTTAAGGCTAACCCCTCTGGGAGCGGGTCGGGAGCAAGTGTTGCTGTTCAGGAAACTGCACCGAGCAATCCCAGTTCCGGTGACCTTTGGTGGGATACAGCCGACTTAATCATGGCTGTTTATTACAGTGACGGTGACAGCAGTCAATGGGTGCAAATAGGATAGAGGCGTACTAATGGCAGTTGATTTTCCAAGCAACCCCACTAACGGACAGACCATTACCGTCAGCGGAATCACTTACGCTTACGACTCCACTCAAGGCGTTTGGTCTGACAGCCCCCAAGGTCTGACTCAGGCTATTGACGCGCTGACAGACGTAGATACGTCCACGGTAGCGCCTACTAACGGTCAAGTGCTTCAGTGGAACAGCACAGACAGTGAGTGGCAACCGGCTGACTCATCTGCTGGCGTAACGGTCTACGCAACGATTGACGATCTGCCGTTATCTGGTGTCGCAGAAGGCTCGATGGCGCTGGTTGATTCTACCGACAAGCTCTACATCTTCAGTGATGCGGGGTGGTATTCGATCACTCTGGTAAACATCACGCCATCAATTAGCGGCGTAAACGCCACTTACACCCTTGCTACAGACGGCACGGCTACGGTCGTTACGGTTACCGCAACTGACCCAGAGGGTTTACCTCTCACCTACAGTATTGTTAGTGATACGTCTGGAAACATTGCAACTGTCACTCAGGGCACTGGTGCAAATACCAATCAGTGGACGATTACTCCCAGCACTAACTCTGCGAATGCGGGTAACTTTACTCTGGTGTTTAGGGCCAGTGATGGCGTCAATGTAGCGTCGGCAAGCTCGACGTTTGAGCTTCAATTCTCGGTCGTGAATAGCAACTACACCACAGCGTTAATTACTACGGCAGATAACGGCTTTACCAGCAATAAATTATTCCGCGATAGCTCTGGAAACAATCACACCATTACTGCAAATGGTGACGCAACGCAGAGCACCTTCAGCCCATATAGGCATGGTGGGTATTCGACTTATTTTGATGGGACGGGTGATTATTTAGGTGTTCCTGATGATTCTGGTTTCGATTTTGATGGGGATTTTTGCGTTGAGTTATGGCTGTACAGAGAGGGTGATACATCAGGCACTTATCAATCCATCATTGGGGGCAACGGAAACGGCGTTAATGGATGGACTATCTACATAGAAAACAGCTCAAACGCTCTAAAGTTTTTCTTTAGCTCATTCTTGCTATCAGGTGGAACGGTAATAGATAACCAATGGAATCATGTAGCTGTTACAAGAAGCGGGACATCTCTGCAAATGTTCCTAAACGGCTCGGTTGTCGATAGTGCAACAAATAGCACCACATTTACCGATAGCAGTGGGGGCGGCGGCACAAGAATCGGATATGACTTCAACGGCAACGGTTACTATCAAGGATATATTGCGGATATTCGTATCGTCAAAGGCGCCGCTGTTTACACTTCCGCTTTCACCCCAACAACAGAACGCCTTACAGCAATCACTAACACTAGCTTATTAACCTGTCACTTGCCTTACATAGCAGACGGTTCAACTAACAGCCACGCTATTACTGTAAACGGCAACACCAAGACAGAACCCTTCGGCCCCTACGATTACCAAACCTATTCAGCTAGCAACAACGGCGGGTCTGCGTACTTTGACGGCACGGGTGATTATTTGAATGCGGGAACGGACTCAAGTTTAGCTCTAGGAAGCGGAGATTTTACTTTTGAGTGCTGGATATATCCACCGACTGCAACAATGGCAAATTATGCAGCGATTTATTCAAATACTAGCGAAGGGCAAGGGGATAGCAATGCGTTGCGGTTTGGCAATCTTGGTACAAGTAGTACAACATTAGCCGTCCAAACAGCGGCGTCGTCTATTTTTAATTCAACGTCTGGCGCTGTAAAAGTCGGACAGTGGAATCATGTTGCATTAGTGAGGAACGGCACTGCAACTAACAACATGACCATTTATGTTAACGGCGTGGCATCAGGACAAGGCACTAGCACTGCTAATTTTTCAACAGGCTATGCAACAATTGGCACAAATGTATATGCTGGCGTTCACTACTTATACTCTGGCTATATTGCGGATGTGAGAGTGGTTCAAGGCACTGCTGTCTACACATCTGCCTTCACACCTCCAACCGCACCACTAACAGCAATTTCTGGAACTGGCTTGCTCCTGCCGTTTGATGACGCAGGCATTATCGACAAGTCACAGTCTGTCAAAACGATCACCTTAAACGGCGACGTTAAATCTTCTACGACTCAAAGTAAGTACCTCACTTCGTCAATGTATTTTGATGGGACAGGCGATTACGTTCAAACACCAACAAGTAACTTACTTACTTTTGGATCGGAGGACTTTACCGTGGAAGGATGGTTTTATACTACTTCCACCGGAGCTTATCAGTATATTTTTGATGGTAGAAACGGGGGCACAGATGTTACCTACCTATATCTTAATAATGGTACGGGCCTTTATGCTGGCTACGGAAATGTAAATGACTCCTCCGTTACGACTCTTTCTCTTAATCAATGGTACCACTTCGCATATGTTAGAAACGGAAGTGGAACAAATAATATAACGGTATACATTGATGGCACAGCAGAGTGGCAAATAACTAATACTACAAATTTGTCTAGTACTACGCGAATAACTCTAGGTAGTCGATATACCGGTGCGGATTATTTTGGAGGTTATATGTCTGACGTTCGCATCACCAAAGGTCTTGCTAGATACACAGCTAATTTCACACCGCCATCAGCCGCGCTTGGGGGTTAATAATGGCCGCGTATAACTTTCCCAACTCACCCTCCGATGGCGATACGGTAACCTCAAACGGGATTACCTACACCTATAGCAGTAGCAAAACGCGCTGGGATGGTGCCGCCGCAAACATTGCGCTTACTGACCTGTCAGTTACCACTAATTCAGCAGGCACTGCGGCTCTTTCATACAGCGACACGACAGGCGTGTTCACCTATACGCCCCCAGACCTGTCTAGCTACCTTACGAGTTACACGGTCACAGAAAGTGACGTGACGGCACATGAAGCGGCCCTGTCTATTGCAGACAGCCAAATCAGCACCACAGTATATTCGCTCACTGGCACAGCCATCGATCCAGACAACGGCGGCATCCAAACAAAGACCATATCAGCTAATACAACATTCACAGAGACGCTAGCCTCTGGAGAAAGTGTTGTGCTAATGCTGGAAGGCGCGGCGTCTTACACGATCACATGGCCTACGATAACGTGGGTGACAAGCTCCGGTAACTCTGCCCCTACGCTTACAGCGAAAGATACGCTGGTGCTTTGGAAGGTCAGCACAACGCTGTACGGCGCTTATGTAGGTAGCTACGCATGAAACCGCTAGATAGGGGATTGCTAGCCGCCGCAGGCAATGTGAGCGCCGCTACCCAGTCTAACGCTTGGGATATTTCTTATGCAGAGTTAGAAGTTGACTCTGCACTGCTCGGAGATGTGTCGGCGATTACTCATATTGGTGTAAATACATCAACGAACATCGGCGGCAATGCGGGGGGATTATTTTTTAAGCCTGACGGCACCAAAATGTACGTTACTGGATCAGGTGGCGACAATGTAAAAGAGTACGGATTAAGCACTGCATGGGATACAACGACTGCATCTTTAGATTATGCTTTTGATATCAGCTCGGAAGAAGCAACTTCCGCCGCGTTGGTGTTTAAGCCTGACGGCACTAAATTTTATATAGCCGGTGGTACCAGCGACACTGTGTATGAATATGATATGTCCACTGCGTGGGACGTTAGTACGGCTAGTTATAACCAAGGCTTTTCAGTTGCTACACAAGAGACCTTGCCAAGGGGAATTAGGTTTAAACCGGATGGCACTAAAATGTTCATCACCGGCTCTGATGGTGATGAGGTAAACGAATACGCCCTAAGCACAGCATGGGATGTAAGCACCGCAAGTTATTCACAAAACTTTTCCGTGTCCGCGCAAGAGACGTTTCCGCAGGATTTATTTTTTTCAGATGACGGCGAAACAATGTGGATACTTGGCTCAACTGGCGATGATATTAACCAGTACACCCTGTCTACAGCGTGGGACATTAGCACTGCAAGTTATTCGCAAACTTCTGCCTCTCTTAGCACATACGAATCATTGCCTTCGGCGCTGTATATAGCCTCAGACCAAAAACAACTTTTTATAATTGGGTACTACCAAGATAATATAGATTCCTATCTATTTGGCGTTAAGCAATTATCAATTATATCTGAAGAGGGCAATAGCAATTCCATAGTTTTCAGCACAGACGGTACTAAAATGTATTTGATGGGACACGCTGGTGACGACATCAATGAGTACAATTTAAGCACCGCATGGGAGGTCGCTACCGCAACGTATTCGCAGAAGACTTCAGTAGGCACACAGGAGACCACTCCTCAAGGGCTTTACATAAAACCAGACGGAACCGCACTGTATGTGACCGGAAGCACCAACGCTTCTGTCTATCAATACAGCCTATCAACAGCGTGGGACATAAGCACTTTGAGTTATGTCCGTACCCTTTCCGTTTCTAGCCAACAAGCCACTCCGCTTGGTGTCGAATTTAAGCCTGATGGCACAAAAATGTATGTATGCGGCGTGACAGGCGACAAAATTAGCGAATACAGCCTAAGCACCGCGTGGGACATAAGCACGGCGAGTCATTATCAGGATTCTAGTGGATTAGCTAGCAATGCAAACAATCCGGGCGAAGTGCGCTTTAAGTCTGACGGAACAAAATTTTTTGTAACGCGGTCAATAGGTAGTAGCGCTGTCGTGGAATACGAGCTATCGACTCCGTGGGACATCAGCACAGCAACTTATTCGGCAGAAAAAGATCACATAGAGACAGAAACGACCTTGCACGGATTATATGTCAAGCCTGATGGCACAAAATACTACGTTGTTGGTCGTAACACGGACACAATTTTCCAATACGCAATTACATAGGTGCAGGCGATGTTTGTAAAAACAGCAGACAATGAGGTAGTCCAGTATCCGTACAGCATCGAGCAGTTTCGTGCTGATAACCCGACTATTTCGTTTCCAGCAGAGATATCAAACGACACGCTCGCGGCGTATGGCGTTTATCCGGTTGGTTATGAGCCAGCGCCAGCGTATGACCCTGCTACTCAAAGGCTAGTCATATCGTCACAACCGTCTCTTGTTAATGGCGGCTGGATGCTGACCAAAAGCATTGTAGATAAAACATCAGAGCAAATAGCAAACGACACTGCCACCGAAGGCGAGAAATTGCGAGTCCTTAGAAATAGAAGGTTGTCCGACACAGATTGGTGCGCCCTGAGTGACGTAACAATGTCAGCCGAAATGTCTGCGTATCGACAGGCATTGCGAGATTTGCCAGCGCAAGAGGGCTTTCCGTATACCGTAACTTGGCCTACCGCGCCAAATTCTGAGTGATGATTTATGGATCCGATGTCCCTTTTGGCGATGGCAAGCACTACGTTTAAGGGCTTGCAAATACTCGTTAGCAAAGGGGCGGAGATTGAGCATGATTAACGTCATGCACCATTGTAACGACAAGCGACCCAGAGTGGACTTGGCCCAATGATTGAAGCCCTTATAGCGCCAGTAACGAGCTTGCTGGATAAATTTATACCTGATGCAGATGAAAAGGCGAGGTTGGCCCATGAAATATCGACTATGGCCTCAAAACAGGCTTACGAACTGGCTAGAGAGCAAATATCAGTCAACCGCGAAGAGGCTAAACACGCTAGCATCTTCGTTAGTGGCTGGCGTCCAGCAACAGGCTGGTGTTGCGTCTGCGGCATGGCCGTTAATAGCATTTTCGTTCCTCTTGGGAATTTTGTTTGCGCTCTTGCTGGCATAGATGTCGTTATGCCTAACCTTGATATCTCGGAAATGATGCCGGTTCTATTGGGGATGCTGGGTCTGGGCGCGATGAGGACGGTAGAGAAAACTAAGCAAGTAGCTAGAGATTGATGATAACTCCTGAAGGACTTGATCGATGGAGGATTATTCCTCGCCTGCTGATGCTCGTAATCCTGATTATGACGTATCGGTCTGTTGATTGGTTTATGCAGCTACCAAGCCCAACTTTGGAGCAGGCGGCTTTAGTGTCGGTTATGTCTGGGGCCTTGACGGGGGCGTTTGGAATTTTTTTGGGTAGCGGGAAAAAAGAGTAATGGCCGAGATCACTATTCAAGATTGCCGTGGAATGTCTAAAAAGATAGACCCTAAAAAGCTTCCTGAAGGGATGGCTCAGGAGGCCTATAACATTGAGTTTGGCCACGGCCACATCAAGCCATTCAAGCAGCCTGCTTCCGCATCTATTTCAGCAAACTTAAATTCGTTTACCGGAACTACTGAGCGCATCTACCTTACTCAGGGTGGCAAGTGGCTAGCGTTCGACGACTTTGTGTCGGTCATGGATAGCCCTGTCCCTGATGATTCTTTTGAAAGGGTTTACACCACAGGAGAGGTTGCCTCCGGAGTAGCGCTTGCACCGAGAGTTCGAGATGGTCAGTCAGACTCTAACCTTTCTACTCCCTATCAGCTTGGCGTTCCCAAGCCATCTAACCCCCCCTCGGTATCTCTTAGCCCCGCGACGTCGGCTAACGTAGATTCAGAAACACCTGTATCCCGAGCCTATGCCATAACCTACGTGACTAACTTTGGCGAAGAGGGTCGGCCTTCCACGGTAACCGCCACTGACATCATCGATGTTTACTCAGACCAGACAGTGACGGTGGAGGCAGGTGCCGCGCCGTCAGGCAGAAATATCCAAACTATCAGGTTTTATCGCACTGACGAGGACGGCGTTTTCCGCGTTCTGACCAGTATTACTTCGGCTGGCAACAGCGGAAGCGCCTTTACGGATTCGACTTCAGATAGTGCGTTAGGCGAGGAAGTGCCAAGCACCGATTGGGAAGAGCCGCCTGCCGATTTGCAGGGAATAATCCACGCTGGCAACGGCATCGTTGCTGGATTTTCTGGCAAGACCCTTTACTTCAGCGAGCGCTACCTTCCTCACGCATGGCCGGAGCAGTATCAGCTAACGACTAACTTTAATATTGTCGCGCTAGCAAATTTGCCTGATGGCATTTTGGTTTTGACAGAGGGCAAGCCTTCTATTGCTACAGGTAATGACCCTGCCGGTATGACGCTAGCGGAGCTGGACTTCCCTCAAAGTTGCATATCCGCCAGAGGTGTTGCAGAGATGGGGGATTCGGTTATCTACCCCTCCCCTGATGGAATGATGCAGCTCAGTTCTTCTGGTGGCAGAAACTTAACAGAGATGGTGTTTAGTAGGGACCAGTGGTCCCAGTATGCCTTTACCGCGCAAGATGAGTTACAAGGATTTTTCTGGGAAGGCCAATACATTAGCTTTGGAAAAACCTCAGAAACAGTAAATGGCTATGCAAGATCAACGGGTTTTGTGATCGACCCTAGAGGTCAGTCTCCTAGCTTTTCATGGCTGGAGGGGACATACGACGATGGCACCAATGATGGCAGAGAGTGGGGCAGGATCGCTGCGGGATTCAGCGACTTGAAAAGCGACACCCTTTACCTCTCATCTAACACTGGTACTACAGACATCCTGAAGTGGGCTGAAGGCACAGACCTCATGGAGGCCAAGGTTGTCTCTTCGGTCTTTTATTCTCCGCGACCAGTAAATTTCGGTGCGGTGAAAATAAATGCAGAGGGTGCGGGCGGAGCTGCTGGGGCTATCACCCTTTACGGCATGGGGCGAGCTGGATGGGCTTCTATTCGCGCCACGGATTTTGATACTGCTGACAACACTCTTGGCATGGGCCATGAATCAGACGCCGAGCAGATAGATCGTCTTCCGTCCGGCAGTAAGCACAATGAGGTTTACATAGAGGTCAGGATTGACAGAGCGGATTCATCGTCCCGCACTGGCGTTTCGATGGTTAAGTACGTGGAGTCCATGGCTGAGTTATGAAGCTAAAGTCCTTAATACGGAAGTCTCTGGCTAAAGTTCCGACCGACATCTCAGGTCAGGAGCGGCGTTTTGCTGAGTCTGTATCAGAGAACTTGGACGTGCTTACTGGTCGTCGCGGGAATCTGATAGACAGGGCGGTCACGTTTAGAGACCTGCTGGACACCGGCATCCTAAGAAAAGCATCTGGATTAGTCACTGACAGCGGAACCATAGAGGTGGTCGCTGGCGGCGATCCGAACGATCCTGACGGCGGCGTAGTAGATCAACCAACACAGCCTACAAATCTTACGGCTAGCGGGGGCTTTGGAAGAATTTATCTTTCGTGGAATTTGCCGCGATACAGAGGCCATTCTAGGATTCAAATCTTTCGGCATACTTCAGACAGTCTGTCTGACGCGCAGGCAAACGGCGTATATCAAGAGTATTTCGGGGACGTTCACTTTTGGTATGACATTGGACTTCCCAGCGGGACGACCTATTACTATTGGGTTCGGTCAATGAACAGGCTGGGAGCTACTTCTGCATTTAATAGCTCATCGGGAACTTCTGCGACTACTGCGATTGATTACTTGTATGTTTCTGGACTGATCGATGACATTCTGGACGACGACGTAAATAACCTCGGTCTAAACACAGCCATATCTAACGCTGGCCCAGACACCACTCAGATTCAGGCAGACATAGCTGCTATAGAGTCAGATATCAGTGATGTGAACGATGACATCACATCTATAAACGCTGAAATTACAGCGATAGAAAGTGACATAGATGACCTTAACTCTATCAATGCGTGGAGTTCTTCGACCTCCTATGTTAAAGATGACATGGTCACCCACAACGGAAAGATATGGAAGGCGCTTCAGTCGTCTACCAATCAAACGCCAGCGGCTAACAGCAGTTATTGGTCAGAGGTGGGCAACTATGCAAATCTAGTTGACTTTGTGTCTGCCACTCAGAGTCAAAACGCAAGTACGTTAGCCACGCTAAGTCAGAATTATTACACAACGACGGATACGAATAGCGCAATTTCTGCTGCGACCACAGGCTTAGCATCCGAAACCTACGTCACAAACCAGCTTGGCAACTACACCAACACATCAACGCTTGAGCAGAACTACTACACTAAGACAGACGCTGACTCGGCCATTGCTACGGCAACAACCGGACTTGCCAGCCAGACCTATGTTACAAACCAGCTTGGCAACTACACCAACACATCAACGCTTCAGCAGAACTACTACACGAAAACAGCGACTGACTCAGCGATTTCTGCGGCGACCCTAAACTTGGCTTCCCAGTCATACGTGCAGACCGAGCTTGGTGATTACACTACTACGGCCAGCCTGCAACAAAATTACTACACCAAGACGGGTGCCGACTCAGCAATATCTGCCGCAACATCAGGCCTTGCAAGCCAGACATACGTTCAAACAGAGCTTGGTGACTACACTACTACAGCAAATTTAAACCAGAATTATTACACCAAGACTGGTGCTGACTCAGCAATATCTGCCGCGACAACAGGCCTTGCCAGCACCACATACGTTCAAACAGAGCTTGGTGACTACACTACTACAGCCGATCTTACGCAGAACTACTACACCAAGACCTCTACCGATAGCGCGATCTCTAGCGGGATTACCAATTACACCACCACTGTTGGAAACGAAACCTTAACGCTTCAACAGCACCACTCATCTATTGACGGCATACAGGGCAAATACGCAATCAAGATAGATGACAACGGCAGTGTTGCTGGGTTTGGTTTGATCTCAACTTCAAACACTGGAGTGCCGTCTACAGGCACGGGATCTGCGTTCATTGTCGCGGCGGATAGGTTTGCGATTACTTCTGATTCAGACTCGACTGCGACGGAAAACTCAAACGTAGGGAACAACTACCCGTTCAAAGTATTTACCACTCCGCACAACGTGACGGATGCCGATGGTAATCAGTCATATAACGACGACGGCACAGCTAAGACAATTCCAGCGGGCGTCTACATTAAAGATGCCTTTATTCATGACGCACAAATAACTGGGGCGATGATCGAGGAGGCGACCATTACGGACGCCAATATCGGCAGTCTAGATGCAGGAAAGATTAGGTCTGGGCAGATCCAGATAGACAACCAAAACAACTTTGCAATCTTTCAGGGTAAGACCCAAGTTATCAGCGGAGAAACGGTCGGTAACTACAACTCTAATGCGTCTGGCTTTTTCCTCGGCAATGTCAATGGATATGCCGCGTTCAATATGGGCGATGCGTCGAAGTACATAAAGTTTAACGGGAACACGGGGGTCTTTGAGGCATCTGGCGCAGTCATTAAAGACCTTAGCGTTACGACCGCGAAGATAGACGACGATGCTATCACCGTCCCAGATTCAGAAGACTTTGCGCCCCCCTCTACAGAAATAAAAATAGGCGCTAATTCCAGCGCATGGACAGAGTGCGTCAGAATGAATGTTGATTGGGGCGATGGATGGCAGGACATCAACTCAGTTTTGGTCTTTGGCAGGCAAAGATTTGGCGGAGTGCTTGGCAGTCAGCACCAAGATGGTATGCAGGAAAGCATTTTCATGAGGCTAAACAGAATAAACTCTTCGGGGAACGCAGGATCTCCAAGGGGTCAGGTCTGGCAGGCCATAGACAGACCGGGGCGTGAAGTACAGTATGCAACTTTTGCGGAATTTCCCTCGCCGATTGCGCAAAATGAAAGCTATATCATCGAGGCTTACGCAACATATAGCGGAACTGCCAGTCAGGGTTACTGGAGACGAGAGCAGGCTGGCATGGTCGTGCAGGCGAGCAAAAAATGAGATTCGCAGCAGTATTTTATGAGCCTGATGGCCGGATTACTTCTGTCAAAAAGAATGCCACTGCGTCTGTTGTGGCTGGCAGAAGCTATTTGCAGGTAGATTTAGATGGCGACCCTGATGACTTTTACGTTTCCTCTGGAGAAATCAGGCCGAAGGGTGACAGGCCTTCTGGCGCTCATTACTTTGATTATACGTCCGCGTCATGGGTTCTGAACCTCGATGAAGCGAAGAGTCAGGCATGGAGTCGCATCAAATCTTGTAGAAGCCAAGAAGAATTCAGCACATTTGAGTGGAACTCACGCACGTTTCAGTGCGATGAGCGCAGCCAGTCTAGGATCATGAGTGCAGTGCAGAGGGCGCAGTTAGATTCAACGCTAACACTGGTATGGACTTTGTCCGATAACTCCACGGTTAGCCTGAATTCCGAAGAATTGAAGCAGGTGGGGCAGGCGCTAGCGTCACACATTGACGCCTGTCACGGTAAGGCTAGAGGCCTGAGAACTCAGATAAATGCGGCGGAAACAGAGGCAGAACTTGACCTTATAACGTGGTAGTTACGTTGAGTTTTAGCAACATCGCGTTATGATGATGTAAGCATTACCCCGCCCGTGGGGCAGATCGGGAAACTCCTTATATATCAACGGATTGCTTGTGGCCCAGTCACAGGCATTGCTGTGCGTGGAGAAAAAGTATGGCTTTGGAGCCGGTTGACATAAGAGAGGTATGGCCAACCGTCCGCGAGGGTCTTGTTTTGGTCAAAGAATCGACCAATCCGCCTTGGATCCCAGAGGACATTTACGCCTATTGCGTGAGTCAGAAAGCGTTCCTGTACATGGATCGCGACAGAACAGAAAAGGGGTTCGCTGTAGTTCAGTCGCAGTATTGCGAGTTTGAGCGGATCAGCAAGTTTTTGCTTTGGGTTGTTTACGACCCTGAGTACGGCACAGCAGATCACTACCGCGAGGAGTGGGAAGAGCTGGCCATAAAAACGGGACACGACGCTGTTGAATTTGTCACCCCGATAGACGCCATAGGGCGACTCACAAGAAGGCATGGATACCGAAAGGTATCGAGTCTTTATAGAAAAGATCTGTAGGAGAAAGTTATGGGTGGTGGAGGCGGAGAACAGCCAGATGAAACCCCAGCATACAGAGCGCTAGCGGAGCAGTCGGCGCAATACTTCAATCGTTACCAGAGCGTATTCCGCCCGCTGGAGGATATGTACATCCAGCAGGTGTTTCGGGCTGACGATGATTCTCAGTATCGCAAGGCTATGGACGCCGGATCTAATGCCGCACAGCGGGAGTTTTCCCCGCAGCTCCAGAAGTTGCAGACAGGACTGCTCGCTAAGGGCGGGGTGACGCCCACATCCGGAAGCTTTGCTGGCGGCTTACAGGACGGGTACTCAAAACTCGGGACCGCAAGAGGCCTTCTCGCCGCAGACGCAGGCATCAACAACACTGACCGATACCTCGGTGGCGTCCAGAACGTGCTCAAGATGGGTCAGGGCGTTGCGAGCGAGGCGATGGGAGGTCAGATCGCTTTGGCCAGAGCAGCGGAAGACAAGGCCAGATCTCAGGCCATGACGGATTTTGCGGACCAGATGCAGGGCCAGAACGCGCTTGGCACTGCCGCAGGCATGGGCGCTGGCTACGCAGTTAACTACTTCGGTAACAACAAAGGCTACACCTAATGGACTTTACAACTCTTATGGGTCAGCTAGGGCCGGACGCCAGAGATGCGGTGTCACAGTTTTACTTTGGGGATGATGGCGTTCCAACTTACGGGCCTAATTACCAGCCTGCCACTACCGGAGTGAGCGGCGGGCCTTACTCGGGTGGCGGCTTACTTGGAGGTGTGATCAGAGGCGTGGCAGGTGACGCAGAGCAAGAGGCAAGAGCCGCAGAGTTCGCAGCCACTGGAACAATCAATCCAAACGCTTATCTGGGAGACGACAAAGAGGGCGCTTCTCGCTTATTCGCAGACATCATCCGCGCCCAGACTCAAGACTACTTAACTCGCTTCGCGCCGATTGAAGATTACTTGGCGAGCACGATCACCCGAACCGGCACCACGTTTCTTGAGGGCGACATGGAGCGCACTAGAGACGCTGTCATGGGCGGCGCTCAGAGTGCAAGAGACCAGTACACGCGCCAGTTCGAGCGCTACGGCGTTATGGGCAAGCAACTAGACAACACAAACGCCACGACCAGCGCTCTGGTTGGCGGCATGAACGACACCAGAGACAGAGACGTTGACAGGAAGATCGCGCTTCTTGGGGGTGGACTCGGGTCCATAGGAATGAAGACTCGCGCACAACAAGGGACAGGCTAATGACGTTAATAGCTACCGGAGACAATCTCCGAAACAAAGCAATTCTTGGTCTTGAGGCTATGTCTCAGGAAGAGGCAGAGCGTGAGGCCATCAGACAGCAAATTTTGCAGGCGGAGAAAGCTCAAAGAGCACAGCTTGCTGGCACGGGTCTTGGGATTGGTGGCGCTTATGTCGCAAGAGAATACGGCGGCGACATATCTAATTACGTTTCTGGGCTTTTTTCATCTCCCCAAGCCCCATCCATGGGCATCTCCCCAATTACCGCGCCACAAATGGGCCAAGCTTTAGCCGCAACACCTTACGGTGGAGAGGTCGCAGCGGTCCTTGGCACTCCAGCTTCAGGAACGCTAGAGGCTGGGGTGGCTAATGCCTTGACGGCTCCGGTTGGTCAGTCTGCGTTTCTGAGCACTGGTGGCGGGCTTTCCGCTACTGCGCCTGCCGCAGGGGTTGCTAGCGGCGCGACCGCAACGGGAGAGGCTTTGGCTGCAACCAAGGCCGCAACTTCTGGGGTTGGTGTTGCCGGAGCAGGCACTGCTGCTGCTGCTGGCGCAGGCGGTGCCACTACTGGCGTGGGCGTTGGGGCGACCACCTCAACTGCCGCCGCCGCAGCTCCAGCAGCCGCAGCCCCAGCAGGGTCTGCTTTAGCCGCGATAGCCGCCCCTCTGGCCATCGGCTTGGGCGCGTTCTTCATTCTCAACAAACTATTCGACTTCTAAGAGGTCAGCTATGGCTCGAAGATCTTATTACCCATCCTCTTACGGCGGATTTGCTGACGGCTTTACTCAGGGATTTGGTCTGGTTCAGAACCAGTACAACACCGAAAGAGAAATGGAGCTGGAAGAGCGCCGCCTTCGTGAAGCGGCGGCTAGGGACGAGCGTGCTTTTAGGGCAAGCGAAGCAGCGGCTGACAGAGCCTATGGACTTGATCTGGAGCGCCTTAGAGAGGAGAGAGAAGGGCGGAAGGCAGACCGAGAAGAGGCGTCGGAAACGAGAAGATTCCAGCAGGGCATCACTCAGCAAAACACAGATATTGCTGAAGCAAGAGCGCAAACCGAGCTTCTCAGGCAGCAAGCGGAGACCAGCGGAGCCATTCTCACAAATAAAACTGCGGCAAAAGACGAGTACCAGCAGGCGGCTGCGGCAGCATATCAAAACGTGTTTGCCATGATTGATAGTGGCCAGTTCACAGATGAGCAAATTCTTCAGCAAATTCAGATAACCGATACGCCTGTGCAGATCGGAGATCAAACGTCAGGTAACGCGATGTCCCTGCTGAAGATCATGGA